TCCATCGTGAGTAGTCCTGAAGCTCGTTGCCAATGCCGTTTTTACTGTGCCTGCCCATCTCGACAAACCAGTCTTTTTCGAACGCTGAGACGTTGTCGATCACCAGATTGTCATATCTGGAAACACGTTCAGCCAGATTTTTCAGGAACTCTTTCCATTCTTCGCTTGGTTTGCTTCGGTCAAATGGTTGCACATCGATGTTCGGTGCACCGGATAGCACTTTTGAACTGTCATCCAGATCTAGCACGAGTGTTTTGCCATCAAGATTGCGGATAGCTGACGTCTTGCCGACACCGGGCTTTCCATAAATCAAAACTCGCCAGTTCTTTGTTCGATCAATTGCAGATGCATGTTTAATTGGCTGCATGATTTCCTCCTACTTAATCAATAAATGCTCACCGCGTGGCTTAAGCTCAGCACCCAGCACTTTTTCTCCGGCTTCTAATCGTTCTCGAATCTTGTCTGTATCTGGTTCGCGTTTTACCTTAAATACATCAGCCTGCAAATTGTCTTGATCGATGGAAATTTGCTGCTTTCCGCCATTCTTAGCAACACTGATAGTGAATAGCGGTGTCTTGATTTTGCGTTGGTTAGTTTCGTTCATTGCTTCAACCAACCGCTGTGAAATAGTACCGAGATTAGATTGATAAGCTTTAATCCGTGCTTCAAACCGGTCACGTTCTTTTTTGTTAGCTTCAATATCGGCCTTGATTTGGCGAATAACCTGTGCATATACTTCGGCTTTGTCATTAATTGCATCCACGATTGAATCCATGGTGTCAGCTAATACTTCGGGATCAGTTGTCCCGTCTTCAGCTAGTTCTAATAAACTCGCATATTTTCCTTGTAAGTCGTATAATGTTGACATAATAAGTTTCCTTTCTATCAGTCGTTGGTCTGCATACCAGCGGCTTTTTTCATGGCTTGTTTGATAATGAATAGGATTGCGTGTGCGCCATCTTCTTGGCCCATCGCATACGTTTGGTGGAAATCAGTATTGTCGGGGCCATAGTCAGTGGCAACCTTGTGATATGCCGCGATCTGGCGGTTCGCCTCGGCTATAATTCGTTCGTATTCCTCATTAGTCATCACGTCATCCCCTTAACTTCGCTAGTCGTGCACGTAGCTTCTCGTTCTCGGCAAGCAGCATCTTTGCAATTGGTGTGTGGTTGCCACGAATGACGTCTAACGTCAATCTGTTATGCTCTTTTAGCAAATCACCAATGGTTCGTTCTGCTTCATTCAATCCACTGCCTCCAATTTCCGCTGTGGCCTAAGCAGTGACCAACGATCACGCCGAAACCACCAGCAATTAGTAAATAACCAATCATTTCTCCGCCCTCTTACTGATTTCTGGAAAGTGGCTCTGCACAAAATCGTCAAATGGAATTGGTTTACATAAGTAGCTCGACTTTCCTCCATGTGGATACATCACAATACGATCTCGAAGTTCACGTTCATACGGAGCAAATACGTTCCGCTTAAACCATTCTTTGTCACGGTGATACCGGCTTTTGAGTTCTGTAACATCCCACAAGCCACGATAATCAGCGTCTCGCTTCAATTGCTCATATCCTGAACGATCTACGATTATCTTGTCTTCAGGTAGCGTGATAGTGATTTCGGGGTTAATCTTCAATGTTGTTTCCATGGCATTTCCTCCTTTCCTGTGATCGCCTCCTGACGGATAATGAAACCCGAATGGAGATGATTTTTGATGATAACTAAACTCGCTTTACAACTTGTCATACCAAATTGGACTGTTTGGTCTCCCATTGCTATATCACTGGTATCCCTAGTTTTTGCTATTGCGTCGTTTGGCTTAGCCTTTAAAGGTTATCAACGTGGAAAGCCAAAAATTAAAGTGAGTCAAACAATAAAAAAGGGATCGTCTATGCTAATTGAGCCTTCTTGGTCTGGTGAAGATGACCCGGATATTTACACAGATCGCCGCTATCGAGTACTTATGGAAGTATCAATTCGCAATCAAAGCTCTAACCCCATTGCAATAAGCACGTTTACGTTGAACAATCACTTTACATACGGTCCATATGCCTTGCCGGGATCAAGATACGAAGTTGAAGAAAGAGCCGCGAAGCATTCATATGGATCCTTAATTACGTACGGTGGAAATTCAAAAATATTTGGATGGACAGTCGGCAATCAATGGATAAGACCGGTTGTCCACCTGAAACCTTTTGATATTGTTAAGGGATATATTTTTTGGCCTGTTTATGAAGATGAACTTAAATTCATTCATTTGAACGGGAAGAACACGTTAACTATAGAAACGACATTCAAAAACTTTGATATTAACGTAGAAATACCTGAATTTATACAACGAGATTCTGAACTTTCTCCACGGAACACGTGGAGAAAAGAAGGACCTTTCAATTAGTTTTTTACAGCCATAATTATTTCCGCAATCAGCATCACTAGTTGTGCTCCCAAGCAAACTGCATAAAAAACGATTAGAGCGATCACACTACCCGTGATGGCAAAAATAGTTAGAGATACAATTACTGTTGCAAGCACAGCCACAATCCCGATGACAACGAATGCAATGAGCATTTTTTCTGACATTTAGACAGCCTCCTTTTGCAGAAACTTGTTGATAAAATACTGCTGGCCTTTGCCGGTCACCTTTGGGGTCTTCTGAACTGTTACATGGCCGTCCGAGTGACTGATCGCCGTTTCCTTGACCTCGAACAAGCCTAGCTCCATCGCGCGTTGTGTCGGCGAGTTATAGTCGGCACCAATCCGTTTGATCAAATAGCCTTGCTCACGCAGCCATGCGAACAACCGCTTGGCACCAATGTCAACGCCGTTCTGTTTGAGCACTTTTGCAAGATCACCAACCAAGATGGTTGTGTGACTTGTGGCCACTGCGTCTGCAAACAACGCTTTAGGCGCTTGAATCGCGATGGTTTGTTTCTGTTGCTCAATCTTTTCAGCTTGATTAGCTGCCAGCTTCAACGCTTCGGCATAACTTCCCGGGATTGCATAACCAGTTCTGATCTGCATTTCCATACTGTTGAACGCTTGGATGTACTGAATTTTGAACTGAAGCGCACGCTTCCCAGTAAAGCCCATAGCCAGCAATGTGAAACCGTCACGATTCATGTAGTACATTGGATATTGCTTACCACGGTTGTCATACGTTGCCTCGGCAAAAAATTTGGCGGCTGATTTTTCAGCTGCGAGATTTTCGATAGACTGAATTACGTTTTTGTGGTCTTTTCCAAATACCTCGGCCACACGCAAGCTGGTTGTCACCGCTTGTTTGTTGTGCATGATTACTAATTCGTTCATACCGTCATCCCCTTTTGCTGTGACTGCTTATATTTGACGTATTCGATAGCTCGCTTCCAACGATCTTTGTCGATTTGATTAGCAGTTAATCCCTGGCCGTCAGTCATCTTCTTAACTAGAATTGCCATTACCTGATCACTGATCCCGAGAAACTTTGCAATGTCGAGCTGCGACAAATTCAAATGTAATAAGTATCCTTTCCAGTCATTACGGTTAGCAGTCCAATTGAGCTGCACGTTTACCATGTACTCACCTCCGTAGTTAATTAATTAATCAAGCAGTTGCACAATTTAGCAAATATGTTAAACTGTATCCATAGCAAATAAACCTACTGATCCCTTTTTACCGGTGATCGTCTTCCAAAACTCATCCGGTAAAGGGTTATTAAGTTACTGCTTTATTACTTGATGAACCAAGTATAAGCATATATGTTAAACTTTGCAAGGACATTTTTAACATATCTGCTAATTTTTGGCCATCATAGAGGAGAAATGCCTTTATGACACTGTTTGAACGTATACAAAAAGTTTCAAGAGAACATGCCATGAGCCTTCGGGAATTAAACGAAAAGGCTGGCTTAGGAACAAATGCTATTTATCGTTGGAAAAAGACAAAGCCTTCTGCTGACAAACTGCAAGCAGTTGCAGACGTTCTTCACGTTTCTGTGGACTATCTATTGGGGAATACGGATAACCCCTCGCCAAAGTCCTCAAGTACCCCACCTGATCTTGCCGATGACAATCTTTTTATGTATCAAGGTAAGCCTATTCCAGAAGAGGACATGGAAACTCTCCGTTACATTCTTGACAGTTATCGTAAGAAAAAGGGCAAGAACCATGAATGAAATGCTTGCTAATGTTCTCAACTATGCATATGACCACAACATCAGCTATAGCATGGTACCCTTTGACAACTCCGAAACACCACCAACTTGCGACACTGAATTGAGGTTGATTGTTCTAAACTCAAACTGGTATCAGCCAAACGAGATGGCCTTCCAAGCGGCACATGAATGCTCACATGTTCTAAACGGGGATCGTGGAAAATTTAAATATTCAAACTTTTATTCCAAAAGTAGAACTGAGGGCAATGCTAATAAGCGGGCACTTTCAATTGTCATTCCGATGTACTTTAAAGATCTAGAAGCTGATGAAGCGAATCTATTTCAGTTTATGAATGACCTAGCAATACCAAGTTGGCTTGAAGACGCTGCGTCATCTTCAATTAATTCATACTATCAACGCAATCTTTTAATTTAGCCAAGGACTATGCTACGTCCAAAATCTGATCGACGTAAAAAGCTGCTTTGGAGGAATTCACTATGAAAAAGTCTCTGTTAGTTGGGTTTTCACTGATGTCTGCTTTGCTGCTCGCATCATGTAGCAGTTCCACGAGCCAGTCTTCATCAAAAGATGCCTCAAAAATTTCATCATTAAAATCTGAAGTTTCTTCTTTGAAAGCACAACTTAGTGATTCGTCAAATGACGATGAGGAATCATCTGAATCTGATGATTCTGATTCGCAAACTACACATACAGGGAAAATTGGCGATACCATGGAATTTGAAACCGGAGAAAAAGTAACCGTATCAAAAGTTGCTGATGACACTAGTGCACCAGTTCAGGATATGGCAGACGGAGAACACGCCGTAGATGTTACGCTAACTGTTGAAAACACCAAGTCAACGCCGCTCGACTTTAATGCACAAAATTTTGACTTATACGATGGACAAAAAGAGATTGCCGAATTTAACGCTGGTAGCTATAGCGGTAATATTCCAAACTCTATTGCTGCTGGGATGAAAGCTACGATGACTATTTATTTTGGAGCCAAGAATAGTGGCCCATATTCTGTTACTTTTGGAGATTATACATGGGCGCAATAACAAACAATTAATCTCTTCCCCCACGCAAGCGGCGTCCCCGTGCAAGCCGGAGAGTGGGGCTTGTGCAAGAAAAGAACACGATTTTTAAACAATAATAATCAGGAGATGAAGGTTTGGAACATTTCACTCTATTTTTGGATGAAAGTTTGGTAGCAAAACGGTATTTCTCGGTTGCGGGAATAATAGCAAACAAGCATCAGCGCAAAGAAATATATAAGCAACTCAACAATCTTAAGGAGAACTTGTGGCAATTCGACAACTATCCTCTAGAATATTCTAGAATTCATCCCGTTACGTACTATCCATCAGCTTATACGCACAATTTTGTTCTTCATGAAATGGCTATGCATCAAATTGCGGGCGCCCAACGCGCCTATTTAGTCCCCAACCTATTAGAAAAATATGGAAATCAAAACATCATTTTCCGTAATAAAGACACAATGAAAAAGCTTTATACTGGTGTTGCAAATATTTTGGAAAAGAACGGAATTTCTGTCACAGGCGTTGTATTTGATTTTGAGAATATACGCAACATGTACGGTGTGATGCCAGCTGTTGACTATGGCTATGAGATGGCTATTCAAATATTAGTAGAAAACTTCGTTCAGTATTTGATAAAACATAACGGATATGGCGATTTAGTTTTGGAAAGCCGCAGCACTAGTGCTTCTCACAAAGCAGATCTCCTAGTTCAATCAAAGTTTTACTATTTAAAAGCAAGAGGAACCATGTTCCTTCCCGATGAAATAATCCAAAGACATTTGGGAAATATTGTGTTTATACCCAAAAGCACAAATTCTCCTTGCCTTCAGATAGCCGATCTTGTTCCCAATAATTTTGCTAGAAAAATGGCTGGCAAAAAAACCAACGGCCTTGGCCGTACCTTACTCAATCGAAGATACGATGGCCTTGTTGGAAAGCCTGAACGCTTTGGCATAAAACAAATTCCTTCCAAAATTTAACGATTTATATTGACAATAGATTAAGATGCGTTATGCTTATTACAGTTTTTAAAAGACATCATCTTGAGATCGAGTTTTACTCAGAGCCTAGGCTTGGGATGTCTTTATAATAAACTTGCGGAATAATCCGCAGGAATGTAAGCGCAATGTATCTATTGATATGTTGCGCTTTTTCTTTTGACTAAAAAAGCGCCTACCCCACCGGCTGAAGTGAATTGGTAGACGCCCCTATGGAGTTATGAGTGTGTGATGGGTGCAAAAACACCCGTCTGTATTATAGCACAAGGAGGTGTAAATGATGGCAACATTTAGGAAACGCGGCAAGTATTGGGAATACCGTGTTAAGTATACGAATGCCGCTGGGAAACAGTTGGTTGCTTCACACGGCGGGTATCGTCTGAAATCATCTGCACAAGATGCTGCGGAAGCTGTTGAAGATGACCTCA